AACTCTACGGGTATTCTACTCGGCTTTCAGGCTTTGCAACCTGTAAGCACTCGTTCTTCCACTAACCAAGGAGCCACAAGATGCCAGAAGCGTACATTAGCGTGCAGCGTTTTACAAATGTTGCACACGTTTATATGCCTACAGCATCAGGCCCCATTGTTACGGTTAGTTTATACGGTATGGGCATCGACTCCTACTCTGATGAGAGATTAATCTCTCTCGCTAGAGAGGAGCTCAAGCGCAAGCTTGATAGTGAAGTTTTTGCCTTAGTGAGCGTTGTTCCGAAAGGTCAACGCCTCCTTTGCGAAAACTGCATGATGTCCACGTCGTGCTATCGACCTACACATTAACGAGGAGCTATCTATGAAAGAACGTTTCGCCAATACAATGGTAATGTGCGCCGCCATTGTTACGTTTTTTGGCGGTGGCGCAGCTGTTGTAAGTGGCGTTTCGTCCCTTGTGGATAGCCGCGTTAATACTGTTCTCGTTGCGAGACAGCAGGCGGCTGATGCAGCTATCGCTGCAGCTGACGCCGAAGGTGTAGTCGGTTCCGTGGTGAACGGAACTAAAAAGTTGATTAAGTCGTTGAATTAGGCGGTGTACGTTGTCTATTACAAAAGACAATTCTATAGTCTTCCCTGCCGATGGTCAAAGCCGCTCATTCAGATTAGACATCGCTCCGGGTTCGAATACTCCGTGGACCTCTGATGTTGTTGGAGGTTACACAGTACCTCGCACTCGTACTGGTGTCTCTCTGCCTAAGTGGCGTACGATCATCGAACAGGGTGGGAATGCAACCACTGATATGTCTGCAGTGTATTGCACTCTTGACTATTCACGTACATCTGTTAGCCGTGATTTCTGCCTTTGGCATGATTCGGCTAATCCGCCTGCGTATTTTCGACGTGAGAATCAGTTTGATACGTTTATACGTAACAATCAGAATGCTCCCGTCTTAACTACGTCTAATTTCGATTCAACTGTCTCGATCACCTTTGTCGACAATTTAGCGCGTGCAGCCTTCTACAAGAAGCTCCGTGCAATCAATACCCAGTTTGAAGGGTATATCTTTGCTGGAGAACTTGCTGAGACGCTGCACATGCTGCGCAATCCGCTCGTTGGCATAAGGTCACTTTCCAAGGATTTTCTTGACACGCTACGTAAAAGAAAGCGTGCCAATCCAAAGAAGTGGCTAAATGACATCGGGTCGGCTTGGCTTGAACAATCGTTTGGCTGGAATCCTTTACTCAATGACGTCAAAGATGCCGTCAAAGCGTACAGGAGACTTGTCAAGCCCGTGAAGACTTATCAAATCTCCGCGAGTGCCAAGAAATGGTATGACACAACCAAAAGCCATAATTCAGTTTTTTGGCCTGGTTTTGTCGCACAGTATAATAGCGGTAATTACTACCATACTGTTGCCTCTTCTTTTATCGAGAGGCAGACCATTCGTTATAAAGGCGCGGTTGTTAAGCGTACGAATGCTTCACAATGGCAGAATGAAGACCTCTTCGGCTTTGAGCCTCAGAACTTTATTCCTGCCGCTTGGGAATTACTCCCGTGGAGCTTTCTCGCCGACTACTTCACCAATATTGGTGATATCCTAGATTCAGCTGTAACCGTGGAACGTGATTTGGCATGGGTGAATAGGACTCAGATCGTTGAGGTCGTTAAATACGGCCAATTCGCTCTGGTTCCGAAAGCACCTGTGACTCCTCCCGGTACATGGCAACTGCTGGATTATGGAAAGGGTCGAAATTTCCACCGTTTAACAAAGAAGGCTGTAAATCGTTCTGCAAATGTCGGCCTTTCTTTACCGACTTTACAGTTCAACTTTGATTTAACAGGGGGTCAACTTGCAAATATTGACGCTCTGCTATCTCAAGCTTCAGCCTTACATCCGCAACATAACCCTCGTAACTGGCATCGCTAGCAAGCGGTACAGCTACATTTAGAGGAACATCATGAGCTTTGCACTTACGTCCCCGATAACGGGGCTCGCGCAGACGGGGTTAACGTCTCCTACCTATACGCACGTAACGGATTCTGCACCCGATATTACGGGTAAGCAGGTTGCTGTTACTGCGCTTGGTGGAACGCAGACCGGCGTTACAACGCACAGTATGTCTTCACCCTTTACCATTACTTTTTTCAGGCCTAAGGTCTTCCGTTTTCTAGGAAAACCGAATCCTGTTACGGGTTTGATAAAGGACGTCCCGCGCAACTCGTTTAAGTTGATCACCCGTAAGGGTGTTCTTCCGCTTGCAGGGCAGCCCTTCCAAAACATGCAGATCACTACAATTATTGATCTGCCTGCTGGATCGGATACTGCCGATGCTGCAAACGTTCGAGCTGCGTTGTCGGCTCATTTCGGTGCTTTGAGTCAGCAGTCTGCTGGCGTCGGAGACACCACGGTTTCTGGTGTTGTCTAAGCCGCTGCTCCTGCAGCTTCTAGCATCTAGATTTGCCTTGGATTGGAGACTTACATGCGTGATTACGCTGGATCTCTACCTTTCTGCCTTGATCATGATTTGATGATGTCTGGTTGGAATCGGGCGATTAGTCCGTATCCAAATATGTCGCCTAAGCAAAAAGCTATGCAGAGTCTTCGGGCATCTTTACTGAAGAAATTCAGTGATATGCCTTCTGACAATGCAGACGCTAATGCTTTATCACTGTTCTTAAAAATTAACGAACAGTGTAAAAGCTACAAATTGGACCCTTCCAGGTGTTCCACTATTGAGGCTATTGCTCTGGGTGAGGCGAAGGATTTTCTCTATCGCCTATTTCATCAAGATGATCAGACTTCGGGTAACTACCGTCGTCTGACACTTGCTGAGATTTCATCCAGACTTAGTCTTGGCAATGGAGCTAACATAGGTAGTTACAGTACTGACTTTCTTTCGAAAATCGGCACTTCTTCTATGTCGGCCTCAGATCCTCGACTGTACAAGCTTTACGTACAGGCAATATCATGTGACCCGCTTTGGTCTAGCGTTGAGTCTACTAGATCGAAGTTTAGGGAAGCTGATGTTGTTCAGGGTAGTCGCCTTAGTTTTGTACCTAAGACAACGGAAATAAGCCGTACCATATGCACTGAGCCCGTTTTGAATATGCTTTTTCAAAAAGGTATAGCGTCCGTTCTAACTGACTTATTATCTTCGATCTGTGGTATCGATCTTAGAGAACAGCCAGATAAGAATAGGCGCCTTGCTCAGCTTGGGTCATTAGACGGTAGGTTTGGTACTATCGACCTATCTTCTGCTTCTGACTCAATGTCTATTGGTCTGGTACGCGAGTTCTTTCCTAAACATGTTTTGAACATGCTGGAATTGGCTCGCTGCCGTTATACCATCCTTCCAGATGGGACCAAAGTAGAGTTGCATATGATATCATCTATGGGGAATGCTTATACTTTCCCCCTCCAGACGATATTCTTTACGTCTTTAGTCTACGGTGCTTATAGAGCTCTATCTGTTTCTTTTGATAGGCCCTTTCGGCATTCGCTTGGCAACTTCGCCGTTTTTGGCGACGACATAATCTGTGTTTCGGAGGCTTATGACCTCTTAACTCGATTATTGTCGCAATGTGGCTTTGGCGTTAACGTAGACAAGTCCTTCAATACTGGACTTTTCCGTGAGTCGTGTGGCCATGATTATTACCATGGTTACAACGTTAGGGGAGTTTATATTAAAACTCTCAAAACGTCTAGCGACTGTTACTCTGCAATCAACAGACTTAATCGTTGGTCGGCTTTGTGGGAAGTACCCTTACCCACAGTTATTCATTCTCTTCTTAAGGGCTCCCGGCTTCTGCCGGTTCCTTTCGATGAGATGGATGACTGTGGTATTAAGGTCCCGCTTAGCTTTATCGAAAAGCGCAGAGTTAATCGACATACTGGCGGCGTTGTCTACCGCTTCCTATGGCGAGAACCCCGCGCCTACGATGTGACTGACGTTGAGTCTAAGCCTCCAAAACTCCGAGGATGGGTTAACAACCCACCAGCGGTATTGCTGGCTGCACTTGCAGGTACCCTTAGGTCCGGG